ATTTGTCACTTCATACTAGCGCAGGAAGCGCTAATGTAAATAATGCTGCTTTATCTACATATGCATCACTCGGAAGCGAGGTAGCGAATGGCAATGGTTATACTACTTTAGGCGCGTCTGTTACGTCACGGACATGGGCCTCAGTAGCTACTGACAAGTATCGTTTTGATTCAACTGCTGTTGTATGGACTGCTACTGGTGGAACAATTGCGGATATTAAGTATGCAGTTGTTTACCAATCTGGTGGTAAACTCGTGTGCTTTTCTAAATTGACCACTTCTCAGTTTACTTTAGCAGAAGATAATACACTCACTGTCACGCCAAGTGCTAGTGGCATATTTGAACTAGCATAGGAGGGTATCATGGGAGTAGAAACTGCTACATTTATTAGCCAACTTTCGGCTACAAATCCTCTTGCGACAGACCCAATCTCAGAAGGCGACGACCAAATTCGTCTTGTCAAGGAAGTTCTTCAGGCTCAATTTACAAGCCTTGGCGCTGCTGCTGTTACAACAACTGCGACTGAGTTAAACTTAATTGACGGGTATACTGGCACAACTGCTGAGTTAAATTATTTAGATATAACTACTCTTGGCACATCAGAAGACTCTAAAGCTCTTACACAGGCGTCGAGCGTTGTTACTGTTGGCGCTACTTCTGGAAATCAGATTCTAAATATTGCATCACATGATCTTGTAGATGGAGGTCTTAAGTTAGCAGGTACTTTAGTTACTGCGTCTGCTACAGAGGTAAACCTTCTTGATGGTAAGACTGCTCTAGGAGATGCATTTCTAGATACAGCGCAAAATTGGACAAAAGGCCAAAGAGGAGAGATTACAACCTTAACTCCGGGGTCAACTGTCACAATAGATATGGCGGACAGTAATAACTTTACGCTTACTTTAGATCAGACAACCGCTATGGCTAATCCGTCTAATGATACGGCTGGACAAAGTGGTTCTATTTTTCTAATCCAAGATGGGACCGGAAGCAGGACTGCTACTTGGGGAACTGATTGGGAATTTGCGGGAGGAACTGTTCCTACTTTAACCACAACCGCTGATGCTGTTGACAGAGTTGATTATGTAATAAGAAGTACAACCTCTATTCAAGCTGTTGCAACATTGAATCTTTCATAGGATAAATAAATGAGTATAATTGGTTCCAACATACTTGTGGGCGCTTCTGGTGCGGAGGCGGCTTATACGATAGATCAGTCTATGTATTATGGGGATACCCCTTCTTATGGCCCCAAATTTTATAGGCAATTTGATCAGACTGGTTCATCAACTATGAAGTGGACATATGCTACTTGGTGGAAGAAAGGCCCGCCGCATACCAACTCTAAGACTGTATATTATATTAGACCATTAGCCATATCTGCTGGTGCTGACGTACAGTTAGAAATAGCGAATGATCTTCAGCACAATGCTCCCGGTTTTATCTGGCAATCATGGGCCGCAGGGGGCGGTCAGGCTACTTGGTATTGGGCTACAAAGGATGAATTGATATTAAAGGATTATTCTGCATGGTATCACATCTGCCATGTCGTAGACTACACCACAAGCCCTTACGTTTTTCTGTATCTCGATGGTGTTTTGATGGACCCAGATGTTATTTATACAAACAATAAGACTGGAGCCGGTTATGGTGCTGGCTGGGGCGCTCAATCTGGCGATACATTTCATGTTGGTTCTAATTATTCAACCCAGATTGCCAATGCGTATTTAGCCGATTCTTATTGGATTGAGCAACAGGCATTAAATCCTGTCGGCACGTTTGGAGAATTTAATGAAGATACAGGACAATTTGTTCCCATAGAATATACCGGAACGTATTCAGGTAATTCTTTTTACATGGATTATGCGGATAGTGCTGATTTTGGAACAGATAGAAGTGGATTGGGTAATGATTTTACTGTTGAAAACATTGCGGCTGTGAACCAGCGGCTTGATTCGCCTACTAATAACTTTCCTACGCTGAATCCGCTTGCAGTAGAACCCGACAATATTGGACTCTCCGAAGGGTGCTTAGTGGGAAGTGGGATAACAACAGATATACGTGTGGTTACAGCCACAATGGGAGCGCCAGATTCTGGAAAGTGGTATTGGGAGACTCTTGGTCTGTCCAGCGACCTTTCAAGGAATGGGCCGGGAATCACAACGGGTCCGTTCGATTCCATCGATAGATCGTCTTGGGCGGATGCTGGTACTTTATTTTGGTTCTATGACGGTGACATTTTTATGGAGGACGCCTTAATCAGTGGAGGACCAAGTTCTACCACTGGGGATATTCTTGGTTTTGCCCTTGATGTGGATGCTAAAACACTAGGACTATACGTCAATAATGTTTTGGGGAAAACCGTAGACCTATTAGGAAAATTTCTTACAGAACCATCCATATTCCCAGCAATCAATTTGTACACCCAGTCTAGTGTGATAGGAAAATTTGCAGAGAACTTTGGTCAGGATTCAAGTTTCGCGGGAGAGAAAACAGCACAAGGCAATCAGGACGGTAATGGTAAAGGTGATTTCTATTACGCCCCACCTACTGACTATCTTGCTCTATGCACAAATAATCTCCCCGACCCAGCAATAGCATTGCCGGAGGATAATTTTAATATTGTTCTTTGGACTGGAGATGCCAGTTCTCCTTCACCTACTAGAGCAGTTGGATTCCAGCCAGATTTTGTCTGGTATAAACAAAGAAGCGGTACTGAAGGTCAGTCTCTGTATGATTCAATAAGAGGCGTCCAGATGAGGCTTCAGTCTAGTGAAATTAATACTCAATCAACTCGTTCTGAAGGACTACTATCCTTTGAATCAACTGGATTTACTACTGGTAATGATAGCGAGGGTAATGGCAGTGGAAGTACTTATGTAGGATGGACTTGGAAAGGTGGTGGTGCTACAGTTACAAATACTGATGGTGATATTGAGTCAGAAGTAAGTGCAAATCCTACTGCTGGATTTAGCATTCTCTCTTACGTTGGAAATGCCACAACTAGCCAAACAATAGGTCATGGATTATCTGTAACACCTGAGTTAATTATCGTTAAACGATACAGTGGTAGTTATGCTTGGCATGTCTTTCCAACAGAAAGCGTGACGAGTGCTAATTATGACTTAGTTCTAAATGATACTGCCGCAGAAAGTAGCAACACAGGTGATTTTGGGGCATACCCCACCGCATCTGTATTTACTGTACAAGATGGAGCGGCTTGCAATGATTCAGGAAGCGACTTCATAGCTTATCTTTTTCATTCAGTCGAAGGTTACTCAAAGGTAGGTATTTACGAAGGAAATGGGGATGAGGATGGGGCATTTATTTATACTGGGTTTAGGCCAGCATTCGTTATGACAAAATCTATTGATAGCACTAGCGACTGGCAAATGTTTGATGACAAGAGAATAGGTATTAACCCCCGAAATAATGTATTTGAAGCAAATTTGAATGCGGCACCGGGTACAACATCAGATTGGATGGATTTAGTATCCAATGGTTTCAAAAACAGAATTGCAACTGATCCAAATGTTGCTGAAACATATATGTATTTAGCATTCGCGGCCACCCCATTCAAAACATCTAACGCAAGGTAATAAATTATGTGGTATTCAGAAACATTAGGTATAATCAAAACACCCAAAGGAATAACAGTAAATGAAATGCAACACCCAGCTAATATCTTTAGGCTCTGGTCTAAGGAAGCATTGGCTAATATTGGTATACGACCTGCACGGTTTGTCGTGCCTGACAGTCGTTACTTCAGAACTAGCGGAGAGAATTATGAGTTGGTGGATGATGAATGGGTTATCTCCTACGTCGAGACTGAAAGGGAAGTTGCTCCGATCAAGGAACAACTGATCTCAAATGTTAAGCCACATGTCGCATCTATCCTAGCTCCATCCGATTGGCGCATTATTCGCGAACAGGAAGGCTACAAGGTGGCTGGAGACGAATGGAAAACATGGCGCGGTGAGGTCAGGGATCATGGTAACGAATTGGAAGAAACCATACACGCACTGACTGATATGGATAGTGTAAGGGATTTTCAGAATCATCCCGTTACGGAAGTTCGATACCTCAGTACTTATAACGATGATGGAAAAGAAGTGATTGGCCCGGAGACAAAAGAACATAAGAGAGAAGTGGATAAATCAACATGGGGCTGGCCTGTTGCACCAGATGCGGAGGCTGACCCGTACCACGTTGAGTACAAATAAGAAGTAACCCGTGGCTATTACAACATGGGCCGCTACTACTGGCGATTGGGATGATTCCAAATTTGATCGAGCTTGGGATGGCCCTTATATATCTCCAGCAAAAGGAGATTTAACTTTAAGTTCTTCTGCTCCTGTTGGGAAACTTGAGTTTTT